CGCGAGTGCCTCAGCTGTCGTGCGCGGGATCGGGTCCGCACCACGCCGGCGCCACCAGTGCGCAGCCCGTTCGGCGGCATAGCCGCCATGCTCGAAGCACTGCCACTCGCTGGCGACCACGCGCAACCCGGCGCGGTACTCGACCCGCAGCGAGTCCGGCCGGCCGTCTTTCTGGTGCTTGGCATAGGCGACGGCGGTGACCTCGTGTCGCATCGGGCCGATGATCTCGCCTTGCAGGATGGCAGCGCCGGAGGCCTGCGCCCGGTGATTGACGAGCTCGGGCGGCGGGAACTCGTGACCGCAATCGACGCACTCGCCGGCGCGCGTGGCGTTGGCCGAGCCGCAGGTCGGACAGATCTTGTACGGCGCCGGTGCAGCGGTCTTGCGCGGGCGCACCTGGCCGGTGATGGCGTCGACGGGGCCTAGCACGGCGGTCGTGTCGGTGAAGTCGACCCACAGGCAGTCGACCTTACCCGGCGCGAGCCGCATGCCGCGGCCGGCGATCTGCTGGTAGAGCACCGGCGAGCGGGTGTTGCGCAGGAGCGCGATCAGGTCGACTTCCGGCACGTCGAAGCCGGTGGTGAGCACGGCGACGTTCACGATGGCCCGCAGGCGCCCTGCGCGGAAGGCCGCAATCGTGGCGCTGCGCTCTTCCTTCGGCGTCTCGGCGCTCACCACCTTCGCGTCGATCCCGCGCGCCTCCAGGGCTCGGCAAACGTGCCTGGCGTGCTCGACCGTAACGCAGTAGACGAGCCAGCGGGCCCGCTCCTGGCCGAGCGCGCAGAGCTCTTCCGTCGCTGCCTCGACGAGCTCGTCGCGGTCGATCTTCCGGGCAAGCTGAGCGATGATGTAGTCGCCGCCGCGCATGGCCACGTCGGAGGCGTCGAGCTGCGTGTTTGTCGCCACGGAGCGCAACGGCGTAAGGAATTCGAGGTCGAGCAGCTCGCGCAAGGTCGCCCGGGCGGCGACGCCGTGAAAGATCGGCTCGTCCTGGTCGGTGAGCCAGATGCCGTCGCCGCGGAACGGCGTGCCCGTCCAGCCGATCACCCGCAAGCCCGGGCTGTAGCGGCCGAGCTCGGCGATCAGCGTACGGTACATGCTGGCGTTGCCGGGGCCGATCTGGTGGCATTCGTCGACGAGCAGCAGGTCGATGCGGCCGAGCTCGTGGGCCCTACGCCATACCGAGCCGATGGTCGCGTAGATGAGCTCGTGCTCGAGGTCGCGACGCGAGAGTGAAGCGGAGCAGATGCCGATCGGTGCCTCCGGCCAGATCGCGAGCAGCTTGCCGAGGTTCTGCTCCAGGAGCTCCTTGCTCGCCACCACCATCAGCGCCCGCGTGCCCGGCCACTCGGTCATCGCCTGCTTGACGATCTCCGCGATCAGGATCGACTTGCCCGCACCGACGGCGGCCGCCACGATCGGGTTGCCGGTCTCGTGCCGGTGGAACCAGGCCCACAAGTCGGCGACGATGCGGGACTGGTAGGGGCGCAGCGCGTAGCTCACTTGCACACCTTCATGACCTCGCGCACTTCCACGTCACCCCCCCCCTGCGTGCCAACTCGGCCAACGCCTGGGCAGCTTCCCGCACATGGAATCGGCGCGAGATCTGATGCACGACATGAGTATTGCCGGTGGCGTCGCGCTTGACCTCAACAACGCGCCAGGCAACGAGTTCCTTCCGCTTCTTCACGCCACCACCTTCGCGCGTTCGACGTTCTCAGGTGTCTGTGGCAGCCACTTTACCCAGCGATCCTGTGCGTCGTAGAGGCCGAGATGGCGCCCGCCGTCGTATTCCACCCAACGCACGCATTCACTAGGAGCAATGAGGCGTGCTCCAAACGTGCTTCGCCAAGTCTCAATCTCCGGATGTCCAAGTGCTCGCTTATCCTGCACCGCGTGGATTTCGGCGCTCGTGTACTCCGGCTGTCCGAACTCGGCGCCATTGAGCAGGTTGCGGTAGCGCACCGCGTTGCGGTCGGCGTCGGCCGCCACGAGCTCGGCAAAGCGCCCGAGCAGGATCGGGAAGTGCCGGTGCTCCGGGCAGGCTACGCGCTGCTCAGCGAGCTCGAGATCCTTGCTGTGCCGGGCACAGCTCCAGCGCGCCTCGCCGTCCGGTTCCGGCGTGGCGTGCACGCAGGAGCGGCAGGAGACCGCCGGCGCCGCCGTGCCGTGGCAGAGTTCGTGGAAGTGGCAGAACTTGCACACGTACCAGGAAGCGTCGTCCGAGATCTTCGCCGGCGGCTCCGGCGAGAAGATGGCCACGCGGGCCCGCTCCATAAGCTTGTCGAATTCCGCCTGGGCGAACTCGATGCGCTCGACGTGGAGCTCGTCGGTGTCCTTATTGACGGCGATGTACACCGCCCGCTTCATGCCCGTGAGCCCCATGTAGAGCTGCATCTGCGCCCAGTGGCGCGGCTGCGCTTTCTGCACCCCCTTGGCGAGCCCGGCGAAGTTCTTGGCGCTGTGGGTCTTGAACTCGGCGACGTGCCAGGCCGCCGGCGCCTCAGGCAAGCCCTGCACCGCCGCGTCCATCGAGCCGCCGCAGTGGCCACCGTGCGCCGTGACGCGCCACTGCTCACCCGGCGCGGGGCCCTCGGAGACCTCGCAGCCGATCGCGCGCAGATCGGCGACCAGGCGCGCTTCCTCCAGCTTGCCGGTTTCGAAGAGCCGCAGCATGCGGCCGTCGAAGGCCTCCTGCGCGGCCCAGCGAAAGGAGAGCCAGAGGTAGCGCACGCAGGCGTGCCCGATCAGCGACGCGCCCAGGTGCGCCCGCCCCTCGCCGCGCTCCCGCGCCTCGTAGGCGCGATAGATCGCGGCGGCGGTCGTGTGCAGCGGCTGCGGAACGGCCGCCATCAGGCAGCGGCCCGCTTCGACCACGGGGGCGCCGCCTTCGCCGGCGCGGCAGCAGCAGCAGCGGCGTCCGGGGGCAGGACCACGCCAGCAGCGGCCTCGAAGCCCTTGACCTCGTTCTTGTCGCCGTACTGCTCGTCCTTCTTCACGACGACCTTGATCCGCACTGGCCGGTTGTGCAGCTGCACGGTGTCGGTGAGCTGCAGCACGCCGATCGCGTGGCAGAGCTGCGAGAGTGTCTTCTGGCCGATGCGCTCGGCTTCCGGGTTGGCGTTGGCAATGTTGATGTTGGTGAACACGCGCCGGCACTTGTGCTCGCCGTCGAGCACCTCGAACGTCAGGGCGGCGTAGCTACCCGTGCCGGCCTTGGTCTGCTTGACCTCGGACTCGACGATCTGCGCGAGGTAGATCGAAGCGGGAATTACCGGGAAGGAAGGCGTCGGATCGACTTTGCTGGCGTCGAATTGCAGTTGGCTCATGGTTCAGGCTCCTGGCTGGGTTGGGTTGAGGATCTTGGCGGCGATGGCGGCGAGGTTCGGCAGCTCGAACGGATCGAGCGCGCCGCTCCGGTCCTTGGCCACGTACTGAAAGTCGGCGGCCGTCTGTAGCCATCGCGTCGGATTGCCCTCCGGGTCGCGTTCTACCCGCAAGGCAAGGACCTCGTCGAAGAAGTAGGGCAGCGCCTGGCCGACACGCTGGCCTGGCGCCGACGGCGCGTAGAGCATGGCGCCGGAAATGTCGTCCTTCACCCGCTCCTGCTTGGCGGAAACGTAGACATTCCGGCCGGGCAGATCGCGGAAGGCGCGGATCAACTCCTGCATCCGATCCGAGAGAGCGCCATAGGCCGCGCGCGGATCCTTGGTCGCGCGCTTCTCGGCGCCGAGCACCTGCTCAGCGATCTCGCTCACCGAGTCGAGGACGATCCAGTCGAACGGCTTGGCGTCGGCGCTCTCGGTTACAAAGCGGTAGGCCTCGTGCACGTCTTCGATCGAGCCGACCTCAATCACGGCGAAGTCGTGCTGGCGCAGGGAGAGGAGCCCCGCCTCGGCCGAAATGATGAGCGGCGTGCCGCCGGTGGTGGCGCAAAGCGTCGTCTTGCCGGAGCCGGCGGCACCGTAGACCAAAATCTTGACGCCGTTCAACTGCGCCGATTCGCGCGTGGTGGTGAGCTTGATGGCCATTACGCGACCTCCGCTTCGCTTTTGTTGTCCGGGCTCATGCTCAGAAGCATTTCGCGCACGGCCGAGAGTTCTTTGCGATACCAGTCGGCGTCGTCGAAGCCGTGTGGTTTCTCGTGCTGGGCTACGAGGGCGTGCACGGCATCAAGCAGCGGTTTGATGTCGCCGAACACCCGCGCGTCGCCGGACACCCGCGCGTCGCCGGACACCCACGCGTTGCCGGACACCAGCGCGTCGCCGTACACCCGCGCGTTGCCGTACACCCGCGCGTTGCCGTACACCCGCGCGTCGCCGGACACCCACGCGTTGCCGGACACCCACGCGTTGCCGTACACGTCGAGGTTGTCTTCTTTCTCGATCCAGCCGCCGATATCGCCGATGCTCACGTCTGCGCTGATGGTGGCTGTCGCGCGGATGCGGCAGAGCGTGATGCCTGACTCGACGCGCGTCTCTCCGGTGAATTCGAATTTCGTGTTCATGGTTAGAGCACCTCGACCTTGACGCTCGGCTTCGCCGGCTTGGTGGTGATGAACCGCGCCAGCATCGTCTGCGACGAGGGCGCCAGGGCGCGGAATTCCTTCGCGTTCAACTCGGCCTTCCAGCGAAAGGCTGCCTGCTCGCAGCTGTCGAATGCGCTCCAGGAGTCCTGCAGCGCGCCGGTGTCGACGCTTCGCGTGAGCCCATAGGTCACCGACACCTTGACGCTGTCGAGCTTCTCGGTGCGCGTGCCTTCCTTCCCATCGAGTGGCAGCTCCATGCAGATCTGCGCCTCGATGGCGTAACGGCGCGCGCGGGCGTCGTCTTCTTGTCGCTTCGCGGCGCGCCAGGCGGCGGCCAGGGCGGAGAGCGTAGTCGCCTCTGTCAGGGCGATGGTGTCGGGCGCGTTCATGCTGCCTCCTGAACAGCTTCGACGTTGGCCTGCTCGACTCGGATGCCGGCGGCGGAAAGGCCGATGGCGGTCTTGGGATCGGGCAGTGACACGTCGTATTCGCGTTCGGCGACGTGGCGCAGCGCCTGCGCGCGGTTGTTGGCTTCGACCAGGCTGGTCGTGCCGTTCCCACGATACCTCACAGCGTAGATTCGGCTCATGATTGGCTCTTTCGTAGGGCGATGGGTTTGACTTTGGCCGCCTGCTCCTCACGGATGACGGCGGCTTGCTGCATTGCCTCCCGGCGGCGCGCCTGCATGCGACGCCGGAACGCGGTCGTGTCGGCATGACTCGCCGCCGCGTGGTACTTCCACTCTGGATCGCGCCAGCTCATCCCCTGAGCTCCGCTTCCTCGCCTTCGTCCAGGCGGGCCAGCGCGCGAATCGCGTCGGCGCGCGTGGAGTAAGGCTTCTCCTGCTGGTGTCCGTTGAACGTCACGAACCACTGGTCGCCGATGCGAACGATGGCGTTGACCAGCCGGAGAAGTCCGCTTGCGTCTGGGCCGTTCATGCGGCCTCCGGTGCGATGACGACAGCGCGGATCGAGGACGGGTGGCAGCCGGCGAAGAAAGCACCGTTGCCTGCGCGCACGTCGATACGCTCGTGGTCCTCGGACTCGAACGGCGAGCCGTAGACCGCGGCGACTACACCAGCGCGCCAGCGGGCCCCGCCGTTCACGCCGACCAGGATCTCGACAGGTTGGCCAATAGCGAAGTTGGGCTTGGAACTCATTGGTTCTCTCTCGTTGCGATGGCGCCGTACACACAGGCGCAGGAGAGAGAATACACCGTTTGGTGATCTTGTCAACACCAAACGGTGACGCGAGAGAAAGAAAAAGCCCGCCAGAGGGCGGGCACGAAAGGCAGCGGATTACTACAGGCTCAGTCGAAGAGGTCCGTCAAGACGGTTCTGGTCCCTACCTTGCGGTAGTTCCTCGCATCGAAATGAGGGCACCAGTCGCAGCCAGCGTGGACAGCCGCGGCCTGGATCTGGTCCGCAATGGACGCTGGATGCTCCTTCGCAAGCCGCAGCGTGCCATGGATGAGCATGCATGGGAACGTGTAACGACCGATTTCGAGAGCTTGCTTTGGCCTCGGCTTGTCGAGAATGGCAATTGTCATTGATAGGCTGCCGGCCCCCGGCAATTCAACGAGAGGGTCATCGATCACGGAGAGGCAGTGCGCCTGCCAATCTGTGGAGCCACAGGCCTCGAGGTAACAGTCGAGCACACGCATGGCCTGGTACGCCTGCTGCACGAGCCGACCGCCGACGAAAATCTGAACGCTTTTCCAGCTGGCAACGTAGTGGAGTAGGGCGCGCGCGCGGCCGGCCTCCGCACGATTGCGCGCGAAGATGGCGAAGTGCGCCAGCTTACCGCCGACCACGGCGGCCTCGTAATTGGCCGCCTCGGCGGCGATCGCGACGGCCAACGGGTAAGCGGGCGACGTACTCTTGGTGAAGGTGACGCCGAGTAGCTGATCGATCGAAGCTTCGGCTAGGTTAGGCAGCCTGACTGGCAGGCTGGCAGCAACCAGGGCCTTCGTCACTCTGCGCTCGCTGGCGTCAACGGCTTATGGCAATGCTTACAGACGCTCGCTTCCTTGTGCACGAGTTCCTTGCACCATGGGCACTTGACGTGCGTCCACGGCGTCGGCGCGTTGGGATCGCGCTTCCGTCCGCCCACCGCTGCGAAAATCAAGTGGAGCGGGATTGTCAGGAACAGCAGCAGCGGGAGGAACAGGAACGCAAGGAAGTGCAGCAGCAGGAAGACCAAGTGTCCCATGGGTTCTTTGTCGCAAGAGTCGTGTATCAGGATTCGAAAAGCGAGCCCGTCTTTCCCTTCTGTCTCAGGTCCTCCGCCTGCAGCATTCGCGGATGGCCTTGTGCGTCGGCCTCGTACTGCCCTGTTACCTCGACTACCGATCCAAGCCATTGCTTGGCTTGCTTGACTTCGAATGCGAAGGCACAGCGTATGACCCCGATGTCTTCGCCGACCTTTAGCTTGAAGCGTTGTGCATCGAGATCGATTTCCCTGACTTCTCCGGTGAACGTGCCGCGCCTGGGCTCACGCAGCAGCGGCGAGTGGCGCACGGTGTCGCGCAATACAATTCGATTCTTGGCGTCGAGTGTGCCGGTGATTCGTTCGGCCTGGTCTTCCCGGCTGGAAATTTCTAGGGTGTGAATGCCGCGTTGGCCACTCGGCGCAAGCTTCAGGGCCGCCATGAGAGTTGCGTCACGGAAGGCGGCGTCCGGGAAGGCTTCTGCCATCTCCGGTCGCACCTTCGTATCGGTGAGGTAACGGGAAACCATCGGCAGTGCGCGCAGCGTTTGACGCACGGCCTGGATCGCTAGGTCGTCTTTCGGCATGGGAATCATGTCGTCGGCCCCAACAACGGAGAGGTTGAACCCGGCGTAGAGGCTTCCCGGGGCAAGCCCGGTCAGGCGCAGATCCAACTGCTTGCGAAGCGCGCTGTCGGTCAGCGTCGTAAGACCCGCTGTTGCGTGAACCAGTGCCCGCAGGTTGCGCCCGATCGTTTCGCACAACCAGGTGATCACGTCCAGGCGCGGCAGGTGATCCGTTGCTCCTGGACCTTCCGCATGCACCAGCAGGTCGGATGAATCGAGCAGCTGAGCCAGCGGGAACTCCTCGGCGTACAGCTGGTTCAGCATGTCGAAATAGGGATTGCCCGACTGAAAGAACTCCTCTTCCGGCAGCTTGCCCTTGACCAACTTCCAGGCGCTCTCGATCTGGTCGTAGAGCAGGCGCGCTCGAAGATGGACGTGATCCGCGTGCTTCACCATGCGATCAACCTTACCACGCCGCGCAAGTCCTTGGATGACAGCTGTTTGTCAGCTGCGGTCTTCTCGCCAACATATTGAAAGAAGCGCTGGAAATCGTGCTCCCCTGGAAGCGTGGGGTAATAATCGACCTCGTAAGTCGCTTTGATGGATGTTTTCCGGCGAACGAAGTGCAGCACGATTGCGCTTTGGACGTTGTCAGGAGCGCTCGTCGCGATCAGGGAGACCTCGATGTCGGCGGGGTCTGGTTTGTCGCTCAGACAGCTTCCGGCGACGACTATTGGGTAGCAATCCCAGCCTGGTGGGCGCAGTTCGCTGTCGAGGCATCGGCGCAAGGAGGCCTGCAAGCGCGTTCGGCGCAGATCACCGGCGAACCACAACGCCAACTCTGCCCATGTGGCATCGTGGACCCCTGGCGGCAACAGGCCGCGTGCATCGAGTGGGGGAATCACTTGCGCGTTGGTTTCTCCTGCTTCGCCAGGAGAGCCTCGAGCGCCTGCGCAATGCGAGTGCCATCGGTCGGATCTTGGGCATAGGAAAGTAGCAGGCGTCCAGCGGCCTCCCGTACCGCAGGCGTTGCAGCTTCGAGTTGCGGGCGCAGCCGTTCCAATGTGGCCGTGATCGTCTGAGCTTGCGCGGGCGCCGAAAATGGCGCGGTTGCATCACGATCAAGCTCACCCTGCTCCAGCTGCAGCTTCTTCTCGATGTCACGGGCAACCTTCTCGCCGAACGACTTGCGCCCAGCAAGCATGTCCGAGGTTTGCGACGGGGAGCGGCCAATGCAACGCGCGAGCTCAGCCTCGACGCCGCCAAGCTTCGCAGCCATGTAAGCGCGAAGGTTCTCGCGTCGGATGGCCTGCAAGTCCATCCGCGCATTGCAGCCTAAATACATCAAATGGTGAATTCCCCGTACGGGGTTGCAAACTTCACTAGACGGTGTAGCATTGGGCTCCATGCAGCTCCTCGATTACCTCAAGTCGATGCCCACGCCGGAGCGCGCTACGTTCGCGCAGCGCTGCGGAACAACCATCGGTCACCTGACGAACATTGCGTATGGCTATCGTCCGTGCGGCGAAAGCCTCGCCATTGCCGTCGAACGCGAGTCCGGCGGAGTTATCCAGGTAGAAGTGCTGTGCCCGGATGTCGACTGGCCCGTGATCAGAGGAAAGCCCGCACGAGAGGCGGCCTGACCATGTGCCGATTGTTCATGCGGATCGGCGGAAAGTAGCGGAAATATCGATTTCCGCTGGGAGGGCGGATGCAGACCTCGTTCGATTTCACCCCCGGGCTGACAGTCCAGTTTCCGCGCTTGCGCGATGTGCTCTGCGCCGTGGTCTATGGTTCACGCGCGGGTCTCAAGGGCGTGGCCGCCGACCTCGATGTCTCGCCCTCGGAACTCTCGCGCATGCTCAATCGTGAGCAGGATGACCCACGTAAGCTTGACGTCGACGACGTTGTTGGAATCATCTCGGCGACCGGCGACACGCGCCCGGTGCAATGGCTGATCGAGCGCTTCCTGCATAACCCGGAAGAGCGCAAGGTGACCGCAGCGGCGCAGCTGGCGCAAATCCTGCCAGCCGTGATCGAGCTTGCGCACCAGGCTGGTGTCGTAATGCCAAAGAGCCGGCGATGAGCACCATCAACGACGTCGTCCTGGGCGCACTCTCCGACGCGCCGATCGGCCGGCAGCAGATTGCCGAAGCAACCGGGCTGGAGCTCGCGCTGATCTCGACCACGCTGACTGCCCTGAAGAACCAGGGCCTCGCCGAGCGCGCCGACGGCGGCTGGGTCGCGGGGGGGGGGGGGGCAAACATCAAAGCGGCGCGTGCACGAGGCCGCCGAACCGGAGACGAAACCGCCTCCCCGCGAAACGAAGACCGCAGTTCGCGAAACGAAACCGCGCAAGACAAACGGCAATGGCCACGCGCCATTGACCTCGCCAGCCGGTGCCGTGCCATTCGCCGTATTCGGCGAGTACGTCGTCGTGCAGCGTTCCGACCTGGACGAGCTCCTGGCGGTGCTCACGCGCTGGCGGGCAGTCGTTGAACGATCGGCATGACAAGCTCGCCGATCGCCCGTCGCACGCTGGCACGCTGGAAACAGCGGCGCCAGCCGCACCAAGAGTTACGCGCGGCCGCCGGCATCATCTTGGGCGCCGTGCTGGGCAGCCTCATCTGGCTCCTGGTCGCGTTGGGGTTGTGGGCGTGGGCCGCCTGATGTCGCGCCTCGAAGAACAATTCGCCGCCCAGCTCGCCAATGCCGGCCTGCCGGCGCCCGTGCGCGAGCACGTATTCGCGAAGCCGCGGCGCTGGCGCATCGACTTCGCCTGGCCCGAGCGTCGGCTTGCGATTGAAATCGACGGCGCCACCTGGTCCGGCGGCCGCCATAACCGCGGCTCCGGCCTCGAGCGCGACTACGAGAAGCTCAACGCCCTCGCACTCCTCGGCTGGACCGTGCTGCGCTTCTCGTCGTCGCTGGTGCGCTCCGGCGAAGCGCTGCGCTTCACGCAGCTCGCCTTCGGGCGAAGGATCGCCGCGTGACCGAGATCTCACACGACGCACCCGCGCCGATCTGCCCGCCAGCTTCCGTCGTTTCGCTGCGGAGCCCAGACGTGGAGCCGAATTCGCCGCTCGACTTTGCGCTGCGCTACGCTGCTATCGGCTGGAAGATCGTCCCCATCTGGTGGATCGAGGACGGCAAGTGCGCCTGCAGCGAAGCCTGCAAGTCCCCGGGCAAGCACCCGCTCGGCAAGGTGGCGCCGTTCGGCCAGAACAGCTCTTCCTCGGATCCAGCCGTGCTGCGCGCCTGGTGGGCCCGCTATCCGCAGGCGAACATCGCCGTCTACCTGCAGCCCTCCGGCCTCGCTGCGATCGACATCGATCCCAGGAACGGCGGGCTCGACACGATCGACAGCGTCGAGGCGCAGCACGGGCCCCTCACCTCCGACGTGCTGCAATACACCGGCGGGGGAGGGGAGCACCGCATCTTCGCCGCTCCAGCCGGGACCAACATCCCCGGCAAGCTCGGCCCGGGCGTGGACGTCAAGCTCAACGGCTACATCGTGCTCGAGCCGTCGAGTCACCTCTCCGGCAAGCACTACACCTTCGAGGCCTCCAGCTCGCCACTCGACGGCATCGTGCCCTCCCCGCTGCCCGACTGGCTGCGCGACCTGTCGATCCAGCGCACCGAAATCCCGGCCAGCACTGTGCCGCCTCCCGCCCGCGACGAGCGCCTCATCGCCGACCTCGAGGCTGCGCTGCCCAATATCCCGGCCGATGAGCGCGAGACCTGGCTCCACGTCGGTTTCGCACTCCACAATGATGTCGGCGGCCAGCAAGGCTACGACTTGTGGACCCACTGGTCGCAGACGTCGACCAGGTTCGACCCGGTTGACCAGTTGCGCACTTGGCGCCACTTCAAGCGCCGCGGCATCGCCGGCGTCACCAGCGCCACCGTCTTCCACTACGCCCAGCAGCATGGCTGGGTCAACGCCAGCCTGCCGCCAGCAACGCCAGTCGCCGAGATACCGCTTGCGCCGGCACCGGCTCCTGCGCCGGAGCCATCGTTCCAGCTCCCTGGCATCCTCGGCCAGGTGCAAGCGTGGATCGACGCCACCGCACGCAAGCCGCAGCCGATGTTCGCCACCCAGGCTGCGCTCGCGTTCGGCGCCACCGTTCTCGGACGGCGCTACGTCACCACCCAGCGCAACTGGCCCTCCGTCTACCTGCTCAACATCGGCAAGAGCGGCTCCGGCAAGGAACATGCGAAGTGGGCCCTCGAGCACCTGCTCGAGGCCTGCAACCTGCAGCGGCTCATCGGCCCCGCTGGCTACACCAGCGACGCCGGCCTCCTGTCCAGCCTGCACCGGCAGCCGTCCCACCTCGCCATCGTCGACGAGTTCGGCAAGATCCTCGAGTCCGCCAGCGTCAAGCACAACCCGCGTGCGGCCTCCACCATGCGCGGCCTCATGGAGGCTTGGGGCCGCTGTGACGGCACGCTGCGCCCGCAGGGCTACTCGACCTTCGGCCTCTCCCAGCACGACGTCGAGAAGCTCACCGAGCGCTCCGTCGTCAACCCGGCGCTCACGCTGCTCGGCATGACTACGCCGGACTCGTTCTACGAGTCGATCGGCTCGGCAGCCGCCCGCGACGGCTTTCTCAACCGCTTCCTGATCGTCGAATCCGATCTCGGCCGCCAGCCCGGTCGCGAGCTCGAGCCCATTCCCGTTCCCCAGGCCGTCATCGACTGGGCCGCCGCGGCGCACGCGCCAGGCGGTCTCGTCAATGCCGACTTGAACGCGAGCCTCGCGCCTACCCCGCGGACGCTGCCCTTCACCAAGGCCGCGACCGCCGCCTTCCGCGCTTACGAGCGCGAGTGCCTCGGCCTCATGGACCGGCACGACCAGGCAGGACTCGGCGAGACTGCTGGCCGTACCGCCGAAGTCTCCATGCGCCTCGCGCTGACCATTGCCGTCGGCTGCGGCGAGGCCGCCATCGACCAGGCCAGCGCCACCTGGGCCATCGACTACACCAGGTATCACCTGCTGCGTGCGCTTGAGCGCCTGGCCAACTCGGTGGCGGATTCGGAGTTCGAGGCGCTGAAGCTACAGGTCATGGATCGAATAAAACGTGCCGGGCCCATGGGTTGCACGGAACGCGACTTGAGCAAGAGCGCGCGCAAGTTCCGCGCATCAGACTATCGCACTCAGGTTTCGGTGCTGAACTCCCTTGCTTTCCTCGAAGAGATCCAGCGCGTCGAAATCAAGTCCCCCACGTCGCGTGGCGGCGTCCGCAAGGCATGGATCGTCCAACAGTCCATCGAGTAGCGCCGACAAACGCCGACAAACGCCGACAGTAAACGGGGACAGCTAAACAAAACAGAATCAAACACTTGAGCACAAACGCCGACAACGCGACGCAGTCAGACACTCTCCCCTGTTAAGCCTCCTGGATAACAGGATGGAAAGGGGAGACATAGACACGTGTCGGCACCTATATATATATATATATATGTATTTGTTTTTTAATGAATTATCTGTAACTGGAAAGTGTCGGCGCCTGTCGGCGCCAGTCGCCCAATGACCAAACGCCAGCTCAACCCACTCCGCCAGCGCTTCGTCGACGAATACATCGTCGATTTGAACGCGACCCAGGCCTATATTCGTGCCGGCTACAAGTGCACAAAAGAGACCGCTAGGCGTAACGCATCTTTGCTACTGACAAACAATGACGTCAAAGACGCCATCTTCGCCAGGCAATCGCGCATGCAGGCGAAGGCCGAAGTCAGGCAGGAGGACATCATCCGCGAGCTCCGCCGCATCGCCTTCGGAGATCGCCGCTCGCTGATGTCCTGGGGCCCGGACGGTGTGCGCCTGCGCGACTCCGACGAGCTCTCCGACGACGAGGCCGCCGCCGTGGCCGAGATCTCGGAAACAACTTCGAAGGACGGCGGCTCGATCAAGATCAAGACCCACGATAAGGTGCGCGCGCTCGAGCTCCTGGGCAAGCACCTGGGCACCTTCATCGAGCGCCACGAGCTTACCGGCAAGGACGGTGCGCCGCTGCCGGCCGCCACCGTCACGGTCTACATCCCCAGCAATGGCCGCGGCGGCTGACGTCATCGAAATCCGCCCGCAGCCCGGGCCGCAGGAACGCTTCCTCGCTACCGTTGCCGACATCGCCATCTACGGTGGGGCGGCCGGCGGCGGCAAGACCTGGGCGCTGCTCCTCGAGCCGCTGCGCCACATCGACAACAAGGAGTTCGGCGCCGTCGTCTTCCGCCGCGAGTCGGTGCAGATCACCAACGAGGGCGGGCTCTGGGACGAGGCGATGAAGCTCTACCCGCTGCTCGGAGGCCGTGCGCGCCTGCAGCCGCGGCCGACGCACACCTTCCCTCGCGGTGGCCGCATCTCGTTCGCGCACCTGAACCTGGAGACCGACGTCGAGGATTGGCAAGGCGCGCAGATCCCGCTGATCGAGTTCGACGAGCTCACGCACTTCACCAAGCACCAGTTTTTCTACATGCTGAGCCGCAACCGCTCGACCTGCGGGGTGCGGCCGTACGTTCGCGCGACATGCAATCCGGATGTCGATTCGTGGGTCGCCGAGTTCATCGCCTGGTGGATCGACCAGGATTCCGGCCTGCCGTTACCAGAGCGCTCCGGTGTCGTGCGCTGGTTCGTGCGCATCGACGACACGATCTACTGGGGCGACTCGCCGGACGAGCTGGCAGCCGTGCATGGTGTGCCGGCCGCCGACGCGAAGAGCGTCACCTTCATCGCCGCCAACCTCGCCGACAACCGGATCCTGCTCGCCAAGGATCCCGGCTACCTGGCCAACCTCAAGGCGCTCTCGCGCGTCGAGCGCGAGCGGCTGCTCGGCGGCAACTGGAAGATCCGGCCCGCTGCCGGGCTCTACTTCCTGCGCCAGGACGTAACCATGCTCGATTCGCGCCCCGAGGATGCGCCATACCTGGTGCGCGCCTGGGATCTCGCGGCCACGGCGCCGTCCGAAGACAACCCGGACCCAGACTGGACGGTCGGCATACTGATGGGCCGCCGACCGTCTGGCCGCATCCTCGTTGCCGACGTCTTGCGCGTGCGGCGGCGCGCCAGCGAGGTGCGCGAGCTCGTCAAGCGCACCGCCAACCAGGACGGCATGCGCGTCGCCATCCGCCTGCCGCAGGACCCTGGCCAGGCGGGGAAGGACCAGGTGGCTAGCTACGTCGGCGAGCTCTTCGGCTGGCCGGTGTTCACGCGCCTCGTCACCGGCGACAAGGTCCTGCGCGCCGAGCCGTTCGCAGCGCAGTGGCAGGCTGGCAACGTCGAGGTGGTGCGCGCGCCGTGGAACGAGGCCTTTTTCGGCGAGCTCGAGGGTTTTCCCGAGGCGAAGCATGACGATCAGGTCGACGCCTGCTCGGAGGGCTTCGCGGCACTGCCGCTGTCCGGCGCGCGGCCCGACTACTCGCGCGGCGGGTTGCGGCGCCACGCGGAGGGCGCGCTGTGAGCTTCCTCGACGAGCTGCGGTCGATTCTGGGTGAGGACAACGCGCAACGCTTCCTCGCGGTTTTCGCAAGGACAGATGTCAATGTCCCGAAGCTGCAGCGCGGGCCATTCTTCGCCGAACTCCAGCGCGTGGTCGGTGAGGAGCCGGCGGAGCGTTTCCGCAAGCACTTCGCCGGGCAGACGCTGTACGTGCCGCGCAACGTGTTCGAGGAGCGGGAACGAAGGAACGCGGAAATCGTGGCCAGATACGCCGCCGGCGAGTCCCTGCACGCGATTGCGCGGTCCTACCGCAGCATCACGAGCCTGAGCGTGCGCCAGGTCCGCCGCATCGCAACTGGGACCACCAAGACCGACGTTACGGTGAGAAAGCTCAGCAGCGCATGACCGTACTCGATCGCCTCCGCTCGCTGGTTCTGCGCCCGGCGCCGCCGGTCCCTGCGCCGCAGCCGCTGTATCGCCAGGTGGCGGTGCACCGACTGTTCGACTGGCTCGCCGGCATTCCAGACCCAGACGAAGTGCTGCGGCGTACCGGCCGCACTCGCGCCAACCTGCGCGAGCTCATGCGGGACGCTGAGGTATCGCAGGCGCTCGATACCCGGCGCGAGGCGGTCCTGGCGACGCCGTGGCGCCTGGAGCAGGCCGAATCGACACAAGGCAAGTTTGTGCAGGCCGAGCTCGCTCCGTTGATCCATGAGATCGTGGCGACGGCGTGGGACGCGGTGCCCTACGGCTACTCGGTGCTCGAGGTTGTGTACGCAAGGCGCGGAGGGCAGGTCGGCATTGCGGACGTGCACGCGCCGCCATTCGAATGGTTCCGGCCGCTGCCGGACGGGTCGCTGCGCTACTTCCCAGAGACTGGGGAGGGTGGGGCGACGGGGATCGAGTGCGACTTGCGCAAGTTCGTCCTGACGTCGCGCAGCGGTAACTACCGCAACCCCTACGGCGAGGCGCTGCTGTCGGTTTTGTATTGGCCGGTCACCTGGCGCCTGCAGGGATGGCAGGCCTGGCTCGCGTTCCTCGAGACCTTCGGTGCGCCGATCGTGGTCGGCAAGACCGCGAATTACCAGGCCTTCGTCGATGCCATGCAAGCGCAGGGCGTCACGCGCACGGTGGGCTGGCAGCCCACGGGGCAGAACGAGGAGATCACCACCATCACCGCCAGCGCGCCGGGTGAGTTCGAGCGCCTGGAGTCAGCACTCGATCGCTGCATCCAACGCGTGGTGCTCGGACAGACGTTGACGAGCGACGTCGGCAAGACCGGAAGCTATGCGGCTGCCAAGGTGCACGACGAGGTGCGCGACGACAAGCGGCGCGCGGATGTGCGTCTGATAGCCGGCTCGGTGCAGCGATTGGTGAATGCATTGTGGAACCTCAACGCATTCACTGGCTCGCCACCGACCTTCGTGCTGCAGGACGACGTTGGCCTTGAGCGCGAACGCGCCGATCGCGATGCGATCCTGGCCGAGAAGCTCGGCGTGCGATTCACCGAGTCGTATCTGACCGAACGCTACGACCTCGAGGTCGAGGACTTCACGATTACCGAGCCGGCGCCGCCAGTTGCGCCAGGTACGCAGTCGCCATTGCCGAACGGGCGCAAGCCGCAATTCGCCGCGCTGCTGTCTGCCGGCCCGCGCTTCACGCCCGAACAACAGGTCATCGAGCGCGGCATATCCGAGGTACTCGGCGAGTTCGGCGACGCGATCGCTGATGCTGAGATCAAGGCTGTTATCCGCCTTGCCACCTCGGCCGAGGACCTGCACGACCGGCTGTCTCGCTTGCTGGAAAACGCGCCTGCCGAGGACTTCCGCCGCGCCCTGGAGCGCGCGCTCTTCGCCGCCGACATTCTCGGCTACGCCCACGCTGTACCTGCCCAGGAGTAACCGACCATGGCCTCTGCTATTCCGCTCTCGTTCTTCAACGACGTGTTCAAGGGCAACATCGACATGGACACGGACACCTTCAAGCGCCTGCTGATCACCGCCGTGCCCGCGGTCGAGACCTTCAAAGACTCGTGGGCCAAGCGCTCCGACGTGACCAACGAGCACGGCGCCACCGGCAACTACGCCACCGGCGGGACCTCGATGACGGTCACCGTGCCGGCGATCGACACGACCAACAACCGACAGGAGATCACGCTCGGCTCCTCCACCTGGGCGTCGTCCACGATCACCGCCGCGGGGTCGGTCATCTACAAGTCGCGCGGCGGGGCGGCGACCGCCGACGAGCTGGTGTTCCTCAACGACTTTGGCGGCAACGTCTCCACCACCAACGGCACCTTCACCGCCAACGCCGACACCATCCGCATCGCCAACTAAGCAGGAGCGACCGACCATGAACACGGAGCAAATCAAGGCGCGCATCGACGCGCTGGTGGCCGAGAACCAGGCGCTGGGCGCGCAGATCGACGCTTTGCGCGAGCATCGGCGCGCGATCAACGCCGAGGTGGCGAAGCTGAACCAGGCGTACCGGCTCGCCGCCGCGCTGGGCCCGGAGGTGGAAGTGCCGGGGGCAACGGTGGATGTCTCCGGCGCCGAGCTGTTGGCCGCGATGTCGGCGGCGATCGCCAAGCACTAGCCGCCCGAGCCATGCGCGATGACGCTGCTCGACACCTGCACCGCCGGGCTCATGGACCGGCGGGTGCTCGCGTTCCTGCGCGTCATCCGCGAGGGGGAGACGAATCAGACGGACGCCGCCTACCGGATGATGTTCGGCGGCGAGCTGTTCGACGCCCCGCCGTGGCAGCACCCGCGGCGCGACAACTCGACCAACGGCCTGCACAGCACGGCGGCCGGCGCCTACCAGTTCATCGTCGGGACCTGGGACGAGTGCGCGAGCTCGCTCGGCCTGACCGACTTCTCGCCGCGCTCGCAGAACCTCGCCGCGGTGTACCTGATCAATCGCCGCGGCGCGCTCGAGGACGTGATCGCGGGCCGGCTCGACGAGGCGATCCGCAAGTGCAACCGCGAGTGGGCGTCGCTGCCCGGCTCGCCCTACGGCCAGCCGACGCTGACGCTCGAGCGCTGCCATGCGGTGTGGGACGAGTACCTCGCGCGCGATGAGCCCGCGTACACCCAGCCGGCGGCCCCGATCGAGGAGCGCGGCGTGCCGTACAACCCGGAACAGGAGGCTCCCGTGCCGCTGCCTGCGATAGCGCTGCTGTCGGCATTCGCGCCGGTGTTGAAGGAATTGATCCCGCAGATCGCGGCGCTGTTCGACCCGGCGAAGAAGGTCGCCGAGCGCAACGTGGGCATCGCGCAGGTGGTGCTCGACACGATCACCAAGGCGTCGGGCCAGCCGACCCTCGAAGGCGCGGTCGCCGCCATGCAGGCGGACCCGGAGGTGAAGCAGGCAGTGCAGAAGGCCGTGGTCACGGAGCCGCGCATCATGGAGATCATGGAGATTGGCGGTGGGATCGCGAAGGCCCGCGAATACGACCTCGCGCAGCAGCAGAACCAGCAGCCGTTCTGGCGGGCGAGCGCGGTGTTCTGGATCAGCGTGATCCTGCTGCCGCTCGTGTACTGGCTGGTGGGCTCGCTGATCGTCGGAGGGATCGAGCTTCCGGCCGACTGGCCGTGGTACGCGCAGGCGCCGTTCAAGTTGTTCGGCGGAATCTGGAACGGCGAATCCCGCTCGGGTGGCTTCAACCTCGTGATCGGCCTCGTGCTCGGTGGCATCTGCGGGGTCTACTACGGCGTGAGTGTGACGCAGGGCCGCAGCAGCGGCTCGAATACGGAGCGGCAGCCGTGATGGTGATGGGCAAGGACCTGCCGCTGCCGGAGTCGCCGCAGGCGAAGTTCTGGACGTGGATCGTCGGCATCGCGGTGGGCTCGGTCGCGCTGCTGCTGTTCGCCGACGCGCGGTGGATGGCGCGGGCCGAGGCGCAGGAGAAGCTCGCGCTCGAGGCGAAGGAACGCAGCGAGCAGATCGCGCAGCTCAACACGGCGCAGCAACGCCAACTGGAAACGCTGCAGATGCAGATCGAGTATTCGGCGGACCAGAACGCGAAGCGGCAGATCGACGCCAAGCTGTTCGAGCTGGAGCAGATACCGCCGCAGCAGTTGCGCCCGCAAGACCGGGCGCTGTACAGCAAGCTGCTGCGCGATCGCGCCGAGCTCGTGAGCCTGTGGAACCGGCGCGGCCGGCCACTTCGATAGGAGAGAAATATGGCACAAGACGCGCAGGGATTCGTGCTCAAGGGCGATAGCCCGTACATCGGCAACTTCAACCACCTCATGCAGACGAGCGGTCCGGCATCTGCCTTCGGCTACCTGTTCCGGTACGCGATCCGGGGCAGCAGCGGCGACCAGAAGGCCGACCCCGGCTTCAACAACATCAATTGGCGAGAGCAGATGTCCGCGTACTTCGGCGCCGACGAGACGAAGCGAATCATCAACAAGTATGCCGCGAGCGCGGAGAGCGCGCTCTGGCGCGGCGAGGTACCGAATGCGACGCCGGCGGCACCCAAGCGCACCGGCGGGCGTACGAAGTTCGGTCGCGGCTGAGCGGAATCATGGATTCGCACGGCCTGTCGCCGCTGGACGCGACGACCGCTTCGCGCCTGGATCGCATCGAGTACGACGTGCACAAGCTCACGAACTTCCTGGACGAGGCGCGGCCGTGGCTGGATGAATGGGTCGGGCGCAACGGCAACCGCGGGCTGCGCGTCCAAGTCATAGAGGCGCTCGACGAGCGGCGCGCGGCGAAGGTCGGCGGCGCCTTCGCCAAGTGGATGATCGGGCTCGGCTCCGGGCTGCTCGGGTTGTGGGCCGTGTTGCATGAAATCTTCAAGCGCTGAGATGTGATGGACCTGCACGTCTACTTTCACAACGTACCCGATCTGGGGTTGCTCGCTCGCCTGGACCAGATCGACGCCAAGCTGGCGAGCATCCAAACGCAAGGAGCACAAGCAATGGCTGACCTCACCGCACTGACCGCCGAAGTCGAACGCAACACCGCCGTTGATCAATCCGCGATCGCCCTGCTGACCGGGCTCGCGGCGCAGATCGAGGCGCTCAAGACCGACCCTGCCGCGCTGCAAACGCTGGCCGACCAGCTCAAGGGCTCGTCGGATGCGCTGGCCGCCGCCGTGGTCGCCAACACGCCGGCGCAGCCCTGACCGAATGTGGCGCGGCATCGCCGGTCCAACTGCCTCCTCGTCGCCCTGTGGCTCTGGTGGCGGCGGGGTGGCTACCTGGCGATCCGCCGCTCGCATCACTACCCGGGCTGGCATTGGCTGTGGACGCCGGACATCGGGCGCAACTGCCTGCACTGGCAGCCGCCGACCGGAACGCCGGTGCCGAAGCTGGCCCGCGTGTTCTTCTGGAAACTGTGGTTCAAAGGACGACTGAAACGAGGAGATTCGCAATGAGGCAAATTCTGTTGGCGTTGTGCGGGGTGGTATTCGCAAGCGTGGTTCAGGCGGCGTGCGTAGTGACGGGCTCGGCGCAGTTCGTGGACGGCAGCGATCCGCATTGCTGGCCGGCGCTGAACAAGGACAAGTGCCAGCACTACATGGCCGGCGAGGGCACGACGGTCGGCGCGGTGCAGGTGGACGTGGACGACGCGAAGAAGTTCGGGAAGCAGACGATGAACTTCGCCAGTCAACGCGCGTGCGAGGGCAAGCCTAATTGCGGTCCGTACGTCGGCGAATTCAAGTCGCAGGCGGTCTGCGACGGCAAGCCAGTGCAAGACATGCCGGGGGGCGAGTACCGGGGGCTCACCGCTGAGAAGGCGCGGCAGATTCTCGAATACAACAACCGCCAGCTCGAAAAGATGGCGGAGAGCGGCGAGGCTCGCGGCAAGAAGCCGAACGCGAAGGGCAAGGGCAAGCTCTGGGGCAACGACTGACGACCGTGACGGGGCCCAGTCGTGGGCGGCAAGCAGCTACGTGACGAGCCCAGCGGCCCGAACCGATAGCGGCCCCAACTTCTGACTGAAAGGCGCGCACATGGCAACGAACACTCTATCCGAAACGCAGATCGCCACGCTCAAGGCCTTCGTCGCGGCGAGCGCCGATGCCGAGATCGTGGACGCGCGTCTTCGGGGCGACACGATCAAGCTCGCGGGGCTGCTCAATCTCGACGCCGCTGGACCCGTCAAGGCGTGGTGGACTCCAGATCCGCAGGTGATCGACGAGGCTACGCCGTGGGCGAACTTCGACAACATCACGCAAGCGGGGAAGCGTGACTCCTACCTGCACGCCTTCTTTCGCTATCCGCGCGACTTCTCCAAAGGGGCCGTGCGCAAGTGGGTGACGGACGTGTGGGGCAACGCAACTGCGGGCAGCGACGCGGCGACTATCCTGCTCGCTGGGCAGGAGAATGCGAGCGTCGCCGAGAACGTGATCGGTGGTACGGTCAGGACCACCAATAGCGTGAGCGGGTTGGACCGCAGCTTTGTTGGCAACGTATCGCAGACCGACGCGCAGAAGATCCTCGCGCCGTAAGGGGTAGATCATGGCGGGCAACAACCTCTGGCTGACTTACCCGGCGGCGATCAGCAACAAGCTGACGACGGAGCTGAACTCGCTCGCCGACGGGAGCGTGACGGCGCTCTCGTCCGAAATCGACAACATCAGCAATCAGCACATGTTCGCGGATTTTCAGGTCGATCTCGCCTCGCTGACAATCAGTAGCACAAGCGCCTTCCTGACGCTGTTCATCGTGCCGACGGTGGACGGGACGAACTACCCCGACTGGACCAGCGGCGCGGAAGGCAACTATCACTCGCAATACAAGGCGGAGATCATTCTGGTGAAAAACGTCAGCGCCACCACGGCGCGGGCGGACTGTCGTGAGGTGTCTATTCCCCCTGGGAAGTTCAAGGTGGCACTGCGTAACGGCACCGGGGCCTCGCTCGCGTCTAGCGGCAACACGCTCGGGATGCGCTCGTACAGCCAGAGCTACACCTAAGTCATGCTGCGGAACGGCCTTCCGCGCATCTGGCGGCAGCAACCGGCGCGATTCCTGCGCGTCGCGCCGCGCTTCCTGCCGTACGTCGATTTCGCGCAGAACCTGTGGGAGCCGCCGGAGATCGCCGGCTTCACCAAGACCGGCACCATTGATCGCACGGCAAGCGTAGGCGGGATCGGGTACAAGGGGGATGGGAGCACCGGGTACTACTCGCGCACGGTCAGTGTTACCGCAAATCAATCCCACTGGATATTAGTATCGTTTGTACACGGTAGCACGGTATCGACAACTAACAAGCAAATTTTCACAATATCCGATTCTGCTCAAGCGGCAAGCACATCGGCCTACATAGGGCTCTACTCGGGATCTTCGGGGCTTTCTTCATCGCTGCTTGACGCTCGTTATCGTGGGATAACGAGCGGGGTCGTGATGGAAATTCTAGGCCCGCTGCCGGTTGATGGTGGGGTGTATAACTGCCTCTTCTATGTAGTGGATGGAACAGAAACATCGAATACGTTTTTTGTTAATGGAGTTGCCTATACTGATTCTGGAGCGAGTTTTACTCCCTCTGCCACATACAACACAGAGTCATTTGGTGCTCGCGTCTCGACAACCATTGTCAATTATGGGACGCAGAATGTACTAATGGCTGCACGCGGGCATGGGAAATTACCACCGCTCGCTCTCGCCCGGGATCTGTCGATCAACCCGTGGCAACTGTGGGAAGACGAGCGGCGGTACTGGGCGTTCGGAGTCACGGCGGGGGGAACAGACGCCACCGCCACGGGCGCGACCGTCACCGCAACCGCGAGCGCAGCGGTCAGCGGCCAGGCGACCGCCTCGTCGCAGACGGCCGCCGCAACGGTAACGGCCACCAGCTCGGCCATCGCCGGGACGCCGACCGCTGCCTCGGCGGCAACCGGTGTCACGGTGACGGCAACCGCGAGCTGGGTGCGCGGCAACGCAGGCCCGGCGCAGTTCATGCGGCCGATCGCCGACATCGCCGCCAACGGCTGGCAGGCCTCGACCGGCTCCGACCTGTACGCGATGCTCGACGAGTCGCCGATGGACTCCGGCGACTACATCTTCAGCCCCGACAATCCGACCACGCAGGCGTTCGAGGTGAAGCTCGGATCGAGCGACGATCCGCAGATCACCGACGGACACACGCTGCGCATCGGCCTGCAGGCGATCAACCAGGACACGAACTTCGACCTCTACCTGGTGCAGGGCACAAGCGTGCTCGACGCCTGGACCGAGAGCGTCACCGTCACGGCGGGCGTGGTCACGCGGGCGCGCGCGTTCGCTCCTGCCGTGATCGCCAGCATCACCAATCGCGCCGACGTGCGCATTCGCGGCGTTGCGCGGGCGTAGCGCATGGCGCTGACCTTCACCTATCGCTCGGGCGTCTGGTCGACGACCGGGGCGACGAGCTATACCTGCTCGCCGACCTGGACGCCGGCCGCGAATTCACTGCTGGTCGCCTTCGTCGTCGGCTCGCTCGCCTCCTCGCCGGACGATCCTACCAGCGGCGTCACCGGCCACGGCGTTACCTACACGAAACTGACGCTGTCGAACAACGCGCTGTCCACCACGCACGCCATGTCGGTGTGGGTGGCGGATGCCGGGGCAAGCCCGACTTCGACGGCCTGCGTTGCCGCGTGGAGCGCGACCAATCGCACCGGCTGCGCGGTCATCGAATTCGAAGTGCCCGGGGCCGACCTGAGCGGCGGCGCGACGGCCGCCATCGTCCAGAACCCGACGACAAACGGGACAAGTAACAACGTCACCGCGACCAACCTGCTCGCCGCTGCCGGGTCTGCGATCAACCTGGCGATGGCATGGTGGGTGCATCTCGCCAACGAGGCGACGACGGCGGGCGGTGGCAACTGGTCGGAGCCCTCGGGCGCGGACGGCAACTTCAACAATCCCGCGACCGGCTCCGAGGTGCAGATCACCGCGAGCACCTACGACCGCAGCCCGGCCGCGTCGTGGACCACGTCGTCTGCCTACCGTGTTGTCGCGCTGGAGATCAAGGCGCTGGGCAATGCGACAGCGACCGGCGCCACCATAACAGCCACCGCCTCGGCGGCCGTGAGCGGACAGGCGACGGCGAGCTCGCAGACCACGGCCGCGACGGTAACGGCGACGGCCAGCGCGATCGCGGGCAGCGAGACGGCGGACTACACGGCCGCCGGTAACACGCAGACCGCTACGGCTTCCGTCGTTGCGGGTAGTGCGGCCGCGGATTCCGCTGCCCTCGGGGCGCTCGTCGCCGCCACCGCGTCGGCGCTCGCCGGCACGGAAGATGTCACCACGCCAGCGGCCACCGTTACCGCCGCGGCCTCGGCCATTCCCGGCACGGCAGAGGGCGGCAGCGGAGCCCGCGTCGGGCGCGTGCTGTGGATCGAGCTCGAGGCGCCGCCCTCTGCTGGCGGCAGCGCGTCGGCAGCCGGCGCGACCGTCACGGCGACGGCTTCCGCGGTCGCAGGCGCGGCGCAGGCAGACTCGACGGCTCCAGGTAGCACCATCGCCGCTACCGCGTCCCCAATCGCCGGGAATGCGGCCGCGCAGAGCGCTGCCAGTGGGGTCACGGTCACCGCCACGGCCAGCGCGATTCCCGGAGAGGCTACCGCCGGGCAGACGGCCGCCGGGCAGACCGTTACCGCCACCGCAAGTGCGCTTGCCGGCGCCGCGGCCAGCGACTCGGCAACGACTGGCGCCACGATCACGGCCACTGCAAGCGCCATCCCCGGCAACGCCACCGGCGGCAGCGCGGGGACCGCCAACGGAGCGACCGTCGAAGCCATCGCGAGTGCGATGAACGGCAACGCGATCGCGAACAGTCAGACCACGGCCGGCACCGTCACGGCAACGGCCTCGGCCATTCCCGGCACGGCAGAGGGGGCCACCAGCGGGACGGCGGCGGGCGCCACCGTGAGCGCGACGAGCTCGCCGATCGCCGGCAGCGTCACCGCCAGCAGCTCGAGCGCCGGGGCCATCTGCACCGCCGCGGCAGAATTCATCGCCGGCGCACTCGCCGCCTCCGCCCAGGCGCAGGCTGCGATCGTGATCGCGACCGCGGCGGCGATCGGCGGCAGCGTTATTACCGTACTCCCCGAGTCCGATCCGCGCTTCGTGAAGATAGCCGGAACGGACGATCGAACGGCAACCAAGGAGCTCGCCACCATCGGCGGGCGCGCACGCGACTACAAGGCGAAGCTATGACCACCAAGGTAAGCACGTTCAAGGCCCCGACCGAGAAAGTCCCGGTCACGTTCGACTTCTCGCGCGTGCTCGGCGGCGCGGCGATCTCCGGCACGCCGACCTGTGCGGTCGCGGTCGATGCCGGTGGCGCGACCGATGCGGCCGACATCCTTGACGGGGCCACGTCGAACGCCAACGGTGTCGTGCTGCAGCCGGTCAAGGCAGGAACGGCGGGGGCGGATTACCGGGTCACCTGCACCGCGCTCACCAACGATGGGCGCACCCTGGTCGAGGCGATCATTCTGCCGGTGCGCAATGCCTGATCCGATCAGCTTCGCCTTCGACTTGCCGTTCTCGGAGGCGATTGCGGCGGCGCGCGCGCGCAAGGTGGTGCTGCCGGAGGAGTATTACGGACGCATCCCCTTTGAAATGCGCAGCGCTGCCACGACGATCTCCGGGCTCGCCGGGCTCGATCAGATCCAGGCCGTGGTCGACTCGCTGACGCGGGCGATGCAGGATGGCGTAGCGCTTGGCGAATGGAAGCGCGAAGCAGCACAGCAGCAGTGGGGATTGCCGAAGGGCCGGCTCGAGACGATCTTTCGCACCAACGTGCAGACGGCCTACACCGCCGGCCACTGGCGCAGCTTCGAGGAGCAGCGCAATCGGCGCCCTTACCTCATGTGGTCCGCGATCAACGATAGCCGCGTGCGGCCGTCGCACCTGGCGATGGACGGGCATATCGCGCCGATCGACGATCCGATCTGGGAGGTGTGGCATCCGCCTGCAGGGTACAATTGCCGCTGCGCCCAGATCTCGCTCACCGAACAGCAGGCGCGCGCTCGTGGCTATGGGCGCCAAGCGCCTGCGAACATACGACCGGATCCCGGCTTCGAAGGTGGCCGCCCAGGCAGTATCCGGGGCGCGATCGCCAAGGCTGTGCGGACGCGCGCGCCGAAGGCGGCGCCGAAAGCGCAAGCGGCGCTCGCCAGGCGCGAGGCGCAGCAGCAGGCTGCCGGCCCCGTGGGACCGAAAGTTAGCGCGGCCCTGGAGCTGCCTGGTGGCAAAGGCGCGATCGCGGGCACTCTGCGCGAGGTGGCGCGCATTATCGACGAGCTGCACGGCGACGGCGCATTGCCGACGATTCCGGTGGTTGCGACGAACGCGCAAACCTATTTCGGCCAATACCGGCACCAGCTGATCGGGGACAATGCGCACGACATCAAGGTCAGCCGAAAGTCGCCGCATCCACACCTGACGCTCGCGCACGAAATCGGGCACTTCCTGGATCACAAGGGATGGGGCGGGCGTGGGTTTTCCTCGGCCCTGGAGGCGGCGGCACAGCGCTGGCGCGACGTCGTGCGCGCGAGCCCCGAGCTCGAGCAGCTGCGCAATATGGCGGCGAGCTCCAGCTACGTGCATTATCTGTTGCGCACACACGAAGTCTGGGCGCGTGCCTACGCCCAGTGGGTCGCGGTTCGCTCTGGCAACAAGGAGATGATCCGGGAGTTGATTTCGATCAAAACGAGCCCAACTCAGGAGGCGTATCGCCTGAGTCAATGGGATTCGGTAACCTTCGAGCCAATCGCCAAGGCGATTGACGATCTGTTCGCCACCCTGGGCTGGCGCCAACCATGAGCAGCTATCTGTTCGACGATCTTTCGGAACGGACGCCGGTCGATTCCGGCTACACCGAGGCCGAGCTCGAAGCGCTCTTCGACGAGCTCGCGAAGGGGGCTCGGTTCGCCGCGCCGGATGAGCCGTTCCGGCTGATGCTCGCCATCGGCCTGACCGACGGCGACATCGTGGAGCTCTCCGACCGCAACACCGTCATGCTCGAGACGCCACGCACCGAGCTCGAGCGCCGCGTGGCCGCCATCCGGGAAAAACAGACCAGCGGTACGCCCCTCCAGGAAGCGATCGAGGCGGCGCTCGGCCGGCAAGGACAGATGTCAATGTAAATCCCGGGACAGGCTGCGCACGATTCGGCCCATGCCGGACCGCGCCATCTATCTCACCCTGCTTGCCGATCCGACGGCCACCCGCGCCGAAGAGCGTGTGACGGGCTTCGGCGGCGTTGCCTACTCAGGAGGAGTGGTCCCCAACCACAGGTGGGTCGGCGACATGGCGATCGATCTCGCCTCGCTGACCATGCCCCCGGGGAACATTCCGGTGCTGCGCAACCACGATCCGGACCAGATCGTCGGCCGGGCGCGGCTGTCGAACGACGGCACGCAGATCCAGATCACCGAGGGCCATTTCTCTGCCGTGACCGAGATTGGCCGTGAGGTCTCCGCCCTGATGGGCGAGGGCCACCCCTGGCGCCTGTCGGTCGGGATAAATGGGAGCCTGGAGACCGTCGATCGCGACAAGCCGGTCGAGCTGAACGGCCGCCGCATGACGGTCGATGCGGTGTTTCGCAAGGCCCGCCTGCTCGAACTTTCGTTCGTGCCGTCCGGCGCGGACCCCAACGCCTACGCTGCACGCTTGTCGTCGCGGCACGGCATCGAACCTCCACCTTCCGGAGATAACACGATGGACCTCGATCAAGCACTTGCCCGCATCGCCGAACTGGAAGCGCAGACCGTCACGCTGACCGCCGAGCGCGACAGCGCCAGGACCGAGCTGGCAGCGGCCCAAGCGACGATCACTGCCACCGCCATCGCGCGGCGCAACGAGCGCATTGCAGCGCTCTTCGGTGCCGAGCCGAACCTGGCCGAGGCCCAACTCGCCGCCTATCGCGGGATGACCGACGATCAGTTCGCCGCAGTCGAAGCGCTGGTGGCAAGCGCCCATGCGGCCGGCAACGGCGAGCTCTTCCGGCAGCAGGCCACCAACGGCCGCAATGCCGACGGCGGGGCGCCCGGCACGTTCACCGCGCCCGCGGGCTACTCGGTCGACTCGGAGCGCGTGCAGCTGCACGTTAAGGCGCTCAAGTACCAGGCCGACCACCACGGCACCGACTACCTGACGGCCGTCAACGCTGTCGCCGCGTAAGGAGGCTTCACCATGTCCCAGCAAGCATTCCCCTGCCTTACCCTGACGGTCGCGGCCACCGGCACCATCGCGGCCAACCGCTTCGTTACCCCGGCCGGCGCGCAAGCCGGCGCCGATGCCAACACCCTCGGCGTCACCCGCACCGCGGCCATCTCCGGCGACAAGATCGCGGTCGACGTCCTGGGCACCGCGGTGGTGGAGGCCGGTGCCGCAGTATCGGCCGGGGCGTCGCTCAAGGCGGACTCGTCCGGCCGCGCGATCACCTGGGTCACGTCCGGCGCGAAGATCGGCATCGCCTTGCAGGCGGCCGGCGCTGCGGGCGAGTTCATCGAAGTCCTGCTCATCCCGAACGTCGCGTAAGGAGCGCCGATCATGCCCCAACTCACCCCTGCACAAGCCCGCGTCATCGACCCGGTCCTGTCGACGGTCGCGCAGGGCTACACCAACGCAGCCTTCGTGGGCAGCGCGTTGTTTCCCTACGTGCCGGTGCAGCAACGCGGCGGCAAGATCGTGACCTTCGGCAAGGAGGATTTCGCGATCTACGCCACGCAGCGCGCGCCGGGCGCGAACACCAAGCGCATGCAGATTGGCTACACGTCCGGCAGCTACGCGCTAGAAAGCCACTCGCTGGAAGGCGTGGTCCCGTTCGAGCTCATGCAGGACGCGCAAGCTGTCCCGGGCATCGATCTCGGCCGCGGCGCCGTCCAGAAGGTGCAGAACATCATCGGCCTGCGGCTCGAAAAGGCGCAAGCCGACCTCGCCACGACGGCCGGCAATTACGCGGCCTCGAACAAGAACACCGCCCTTACCGGCACGACCCTGTGGTCGGACCTGTCCGCGTCCGACCCCATCGGAAACATCGAAACGGCGAAGGATGCCATTCGCGCCGCGACCGGCCGCCGGCCGAATGTGATGGTCATCGGCGCGACGGTCATGAAGTCGCTGCGGCAGCACAGCAAGATCATCGACCGGACGAAGTACACCGGCCGCGATGTGCCGACTGCGGAACTGCTCGCTGCGCTGTTCGGCCTGAATCGGGTGCTGGTCGGCGACGCGATCTACACCGATGCCTCGGGCGCGTTCGTGGACGTGTGGGGCAAGACGGCGGTGCTGGCGTACACGGAAACCGCGTCGCTGGCGGACCTGGGTGCGCCGTCCTACGGCTACACCTATCGCCTCGGCGGGTATCCGCTGGTCGAGATCCCGTACCAGGACCGCAATGCGAAGTCGTGGGTCTATCCGGTCACCGACGAGGTTTCTCCGGTCATCGCGGGCGCCACGGCCGGCTACCTGATCTCGCCCGCGGTCGCGTAAGGATGCGGTTGATCGCCCGCGCGCCCGTCACTGTCGCCGGCCGGGACATCCGGCCTGGCGACACCTTCGAGGCGGATGCGTCCGACGCGGAAGCGTTGCTGGCGATCGAAGCCGCCGAAGTGGTGGTCGAGCTAGGGGCGCGGGAAACCAAGAAAAAGCGAGCAACGGAGTGATGCGGCGTGGCCTATGTGACGCAGAGCGATCTGACCGAGCGGTTCGGATCGGTCGAGCTTGCGCAACTGACCGACGAGTCGGCGGCGCAGACGCCGGACGCCGCCGAGATCACGAAAGCGTGCGATGAGGCGTCGAGTCTGATCGACTCGTACCTGTCGGTGCGCTACGCGGTGCCGCTCTCGCCGGTGCCGACGCTCATTCGCTGGCTCGCCTGCGACATCGCGCGAAAGATCCTGTGGAAGGACCGCGCGGGCCCGGAAGCCGCCGTGGCCCTGGCCTACGACGGCGCGCTGAAGCGCCTCGCCGACATCGCCAAAGGCGTCGCTGGCCTGCCGAGCGCGAGCGGGACGCTGCCAGCGCAGACCGGCGGGCTTGCGTACTCGACGCCAACCCCTGTGTTCGACACCAGCGGGCTGCTCGACTGATCATGCGCATCGAAGTGCACGACAGCGAGATTCTGGCCGCATTCAATGCGCTCCTGGCCGCCGGCCGCGACCCGAAGCCATACCTCGAGGCGATTGGCGCCACGCTCGCCGCAAGCGCCAAGCTGCGCTTTGTCGCCGGCCGCGGGCCGAGCGGTTCGCCCTGGAAGGCAGTGCTGCGCGGCGGCAGGCCGCTGCGCGATACCGGCACGCACCTGATGAATCCCCTGCACCACCAGGTCGAGGGCAATGCTGTCGTCGTGGGCGTGCCCTACGCCTGGGCCCGCATCCATCAGTTCGGCGGACGGATCAGCGCGAAGCGATCTCCCTATCTACGCTTCAAGATCGGCGATCGCTGGGCCTCGAAGAAGAGCGTGACGATTCCGGCGCGGCCGTTCCTTGGTATCTCGGCGTCCGATCACGCCGAGATACTGGACATCCTGCGCGACAAGTTGATTGGCATTTCGCGGTGAACCTTGCGCCCATCATCGAACAACTGCGTGTCTGCGTCCCCGCGCTGCGGCTCGTCGGCGGCGCGGCCCAGTTCGAGCGCGCAGCCGGCGCCCTCACGACGTTGCCGGCCGCCTTCGTGCTGCCGACCAAGGAATCGGCCGCCGAGTCGGCGTTCATGGACCAGCTCGTCGAGCAGCTGGTCAACGCCGAATTCGTCGTGGTCGTGGCCGTCCGCAACCTCACCGACGACGAAGGCGCGGCAGCCGTGGAATCGCTGGAGCCGGTGCGCACAGCCGTGCGTGACGCGCTGCTCGGCTGGCAGCCGGCCGCGAACGCTCATGGCTGCGAGTACGCCAGCGGCGAGATCTTCGAATTCGGCAACGGGGTCCTCTGGTGGCAGGACACCTATCGCACCGCGTATCTGATCAGGAGCACATGATGGCCGAACCGACCACGCCAAGCGACGAAGGCGAGTCGCAGACCAACTACCTGCCGCCGGCGGAAGGTGGCAGCTACAGGCGCAATCCGGACGGGTCGCTGACGTGCATCGAGCCGCCGACGGCCCCGCCCGAACAACCTCAACCGCAGGAGTAATCCATCATGTCCTCCCCGCGCAAATTCCTCGTTCTGGCGAAGGTCGAGACCACGCAGTTCACGGATGCCGTGCCGACGGCGGCGGCGAATTCGATCCTGGTCAAGAACCTCAAGGTCACACCGCTCAAGGTGGAGAGCGAGGACCGCAACCTGGTCCGCGATTACTTCGGCAACAGCGAACAACTGCCGGTATCCGAAGAGGCGATGATCGAGTTCGACGTCGAGCTCCAGGGCTCCGGCACCGCGGCCACGCCGACCAAGTACGGGCCGCTGCTCAAGGGCTGCAGCTTCTCGGAAACGATCGCCGCCGACGTGCAGTACTCGCCGGTGTCGACCGGTTTCAGCTATCTCACGATCTACTGCTATCGCGACGGCGTGCTCTACAAGCTCCTGGGCGCACACGGCTCGGTATCGCTCGACATGGCCGCGAAGAAGATCCCGCATCTGCACTACCGCTTCGTGGGCAAGTACTCGGCCGTCACCGACGCGGCGATCCCTGGCGGCTCGGATTTCACCGGCTTCAAGACGCCGAACGCCTCGCTGCCGACGTGGACCGGGACGCTGACGGTGGACAGCTATGCGGCCAAGGTGGCGGCATTCTCGATGGACATGGCGAACGACGTCTCCCACGCCATCTGGATGAACAACGAGACGCTGGCGCCGATCGATCGCAAGCCGAAAGGCTCGATCACGGTCGAGGCGGTCACCATCGCCACCAAGGACTACTTCACGCTGGTGCGCAACGCGACGTTGGTCGTGTTCACGCTGACGCACGGCACGGCAGCCGGCTACAAGGTGAAGCTCGACGCCCCGAAGATGCAGCTGGTCGACGTCGAGGAGGCCGAGTACAGCGGGGCGCTGGCCTACAAGTTCAACGTCACCTTCAACCCGAGCGTCGGCAACGACGAGTTCAAGTTCACGACGCTCTGACCGGCAACGGCGCCCAGCCGGGATGAAAGCGGGCGCCCCTCATCGAGGACCTCATGCAGATGTTCAAGCTGGCGCAGTCGCCTGTGTTCTGGGCGACCGTGGAGACGGAGATCACCGCAGAGAAGGGCGGGCGCACGCTCGCGAAGTTCGACTTGCAGTACCGACGCCTGACGCAGGACGAGGCGATCGCGCTTGGCGCGCGGATCGAAGCGGACAATCTCGATGCGCGGGTCATTGCGCGCGAGCTCGTGGTTGGCTGGCGCAACATCGGCGACGACGAAGGCAACCCGATCGAATTCAACGCTAGCAACTTCGAGCGGCTCCTGGACTACGGCTTTGCGCGCTCGATCGTGGACACCTTCACCGCCAACCTCCCGAAGGCGAAGCAAAAAAACTGATCGAGGCCGCGGAGCATTGGGCTCGGGGTCCGACGGCCGACCCGGAACACCTGGCCCAACAGTTGTCCGCCTTCGGGGCCGATCCCGCGGTCGTGGCCGCGGAGGTGGAGCAGGAAACCGAGGCGATGCTGTTCGCAGTCCATCCCGACAACGAGATTCTGCTAGCCGTCTTCCTGGCGCTGCAAACGCAGTGGCGGATCGCGGTGGGGGCGGCTCGCGCGGTTTATCTCGGTATCGACTACGGGTCTATCCCGCCCGTGCTTTCCATGCTGGGCATCCCGCGCCGTGAGCGTGCCGATGCCTTCGCGGCCGTCCTGCTGATGGAGGCTGCTGCGCTGCCGATCCTGAACGCGCCGCGCCCAGAGACCGATGGCTGAAACCATCAACTTCGGCATTCGCCTGACGGCCGACGGCAACGCCTTCGTCGGCACGGTGCAGATTGCCCGCGAGCAGATCGAGCGGCTCGGAGCAGCGAGTCGCCAGGCGAGCGGCGGGGTTGGGCAACTCGACACGTCGATGCGGCAGTCGATGACGAGTGCCGTGGCGCTCGGCTCGGCGATCGGCAACGTGGCGGTGGACGTGGCGAAGGGGTTTACCCGGTGGATGACGGCCGGCTACGCGGCGGCGAACCAACTCAAGGATCTGTCGGACATCACCGGCTCAACGGTCGAGAGCCTGTCGCAACTTACCAACATCGCCAGAGTCAGCGGTACCAGCGCCGCCGGGCTCGAAACCGCGCTCTCGAAGCTGGCGGTCGGGCTCTCTGGCACCGATGAGGAATCACGCCAGGCCGGCAAGGCGCTTGCAGCGCTGGGGATCCAGTCGCGCGATCCCGCGCAGGCAATGACCGAGTTGGCGAAGAAGTTCGCGCAGTACGCCGATGATGCGAACAAGGCGGCTTACGCCAATGAGATATTCGGTCGTGGCGGTGCCAAGCTATTGCCGCTGCTGAAGGACATTGCCGAGCAGCAGGACGTAGCCGCAACGGTCACGGCGCGCCAGGCGCAGGAGGCGGAAAGGCTCGGCGAAAATATGCGTCGGCTATCCGTGGAGACCGATGCTCTCCGCGACTCGCTGTTGTCCGGACTGCTGCCGCAACTCAATAACCTGCTCGAACAACTGCGCGAGGGAACACGCATCGCCGGTGGGTTCTGGCAGGCCCTGAATCTGTTCTCGACGCTGCCGGCGGTGAACAACATTGCCGAGGCGCAGGCGGTCATCGAGCAAATCAACGCGAATCTGCTCGACAGCGAGAGCAAGTACGAATCTGCTTTCGGCCGGTGGGTCAATTCACTGCTCGGCAACTCGCTCGAAAAGGCGAAGGCCAACGCGGCCGCGAAGATCGAATTCATCAAGCTGCAGATCACGCAGCTGCGCAAGCTCGCCACCGGACAAGACACCGAATTCGGCGATCTCGAAGGTGCAATGGCGCGCGCGGCCGCGAAGCCGAGCCTGGGCGCGCCGCCTACTGGGGCCAAGGGCAAGAAGGAAGTCGACGACTTCGCCAGGGCGCTCGAGCAGGTTCGGAAGGTGGCGGCCGAGGCCGAGCTCGAGCTCGCCGGGCTGTTCGATACGGAGCGGATCACCAAGGCCAGCCGAGCGCTGACCGCGCTGATGGCCTCGGATGCTTGGCCGAAGTTCACCAAGCAGCAGCAGGAGACGTTGAAGGCGATCCTCGGCCAGGCCTCGGCGGTCGAGCAGGCTACCGGGGAGTGGGAGCGGCTCGCCAAGGCGGCGGCCGGCTTCGCGGCGCAGCAGGCGGACGAGCGCAGGAAGTGGGAAGACGTGCTCGCCAAGAACACCGAGGACGTCGACAAGCTGGTGGCCACGCTGGACTTGGAAACCAAGACCATGTTCCAGACCAACGAGGAGCGGGAGCGCGCGATCGCGCTGTCCGAGATCCTGTGGCAGGGCGAGGAGGACTATCTCGCCAAGGTCGAGAAGGTCAACGCGGCCTTTGACCGGCGCAACAGCGCGGCTGCACTCAAGAAGTCGCTCGACGAGCAGCAGGCCGCCTACGAGCGGACCTATAACCAGATCGCCGACAGCCTCACCGACGCGCTGCTGCGCGGATTCGAGAGCGGCAAGGACATCGCGCAGAACTTCATCGATACGCTGAAGAACATGTTCGGCTCGCTGGTGCTGCGGCCGATCATTCAGGCGATCGTATCGCCGCTGGCCGGCGGCATCACCTCGATGCTCGGCTTCTCCGGAGCTGCGCAGGCGGCCGGGGGCGGCGGCGGACTGGGCGGGCTGCTCAACCTCGGCGGCACGCTGGGCAACCTGGGCAATTGGGCCGCCGGCGGTGGGATCTTCGGCGCAGGCCTCGGCAACACATTCGCGCTCTCCGGCGTAGGCCAGACGCTCGGGCTCTCCGCGGCTGGGCTCGATATGGCCGGCGGTGTGGCGCTCACGGGCCTCGGGACGACGCTGGGCACCGTGATTCCGCTGGTCGGCGCCGGGCTCGCGATCGCGTCGATGTTCGGCGCTTTCAGCAAGGGCGGCGGCCCGAAGCAGGGCGGCAGCGCCGGCTACGGCGGCTTCTATCCGGGCGAGACGACGGCGCAGGGCAACGCGGCCATGCAGGCAGCGGTGGCCGATACCAGCAAGTCGTATTCGGCGCTGCTCAAGCTGCTCGGCGGCTCCGGCGCCGCGGACTTCACGCTCGGCTTCGACACCGACCCGCAGGGTACTGCCGGCTCGCGCGTGTCGGCCGGCGCCACGGTCGGCGGCAAGGCCGTCTATTCGCTGCGCGATCTCGATGTCGGCCGCGATCCGGCGGCCCTCGAGGCGGCGCTGAAATCGGAGAGCAAGAAAGCGATCCTGGCGGCGCTGCAGGCCTCCGACCTGCCGGACGCGGTAGCGGCGGTGTTGCAGACCGTCAACGTTGCGTCGGCCAGCGATGAGGCGATCGACAACCTGCTCAACTTCGCCACCGCGATGGGCGCGGTGCTCGAGGCGATCAGCGGCGACGTGGTGGCCGATGCCCAGGTGGCGTGGGAGGAATCGCAGCGCAGCACCATCGAGGTCCTGCGCGGCATGGGGCAGGAAGTCATCCGGCTGGCCGAGAATCTCGACGGGTCGGCGGAGTCCATGCAGGCGCTCTCCGGTGCCACCATCGAGTATCGGCAGGCGGTCGACGCGACGCTGATCCAGATCAGGCAGATCGCTGCCGCGTTGAAGGAAACCTTCGCCGCGACTCGCGAGCAGGTCGAGTTCGCCGGGCTGGGCAAGCAGGAATCCTACGACCTGTACCGGCAGAAGGGGTCGACGCTGCTCGGGCTCATCAACGAGTCCGATGACCCGGCCATGGTGCAGAAGTACGCCGAGAAGATTAATGGCTACTTCCTGGCCGCCTTCAACCTGCTCTCGCCGGAGGAGCAGCTCGCGAACAAGGCGACCTTCCTCGCCGACCTGGACGCGGTGGACACTGCGGTCAGCACCAAGCTCGGCAAGATCGCCACGCTGATCGGGACCGATACCACGGGGCCATTTGCGGCTGTCCAGAAGGCGCTCGACAGCGTGGCCGCGAAGATGCAGTCCGCTGCCGACACTTCGAAGGAGGCCTCCGACGGCATGAAGGAGGCCGCCAACACCGCACTGGCCGCTGCGCGGACGCCACAGCGCATTGAGGTGGTGCTGACCGGCAGCGCGGCCTCGCAGGTCTACGCGCCGATCGGAGCGTGACGAGATGCGCACGCTGAGCTCCGCGCTGCTGACCGAGCTCGGGTTGACCGTGACCCGGCCTGGCTACCTGGCCGAGATCGCGTTCCCGACGCCGATGCGGCTGTCCTCGCTCGGGACGCTTACGTGGAACTCGCTGCAGTGGATCGGTCGCGATCTGGAGGTGCGCTTCGGGCCGATCGTCGGCCGGGCCGGGCAGACCGTTTCGGTCTCGATCGACAACGATGCGCAGTCGATGTCCGCCGAGATTCTCGCCAACGGCGTGACGGGGCGATCGCTCAAGATCTGGGTGGCCTACGCCGGAGCGTTGGCCTCTGCCGATCCCTATCTCGCCTTCAACGGCAACTGCGACGGCGCCGAAATCACACCGGACAAGGTGACGATCTCCGGCGCGCTGATCTCGCCGGCGGCGCTCTACTGTCCGCGCAAGCGGATCAATCAATCGACGGGGTTCTCGGCGCTGCTGCCAGCCGGCGCCAGGGTGCGGATCGGCAATCACATCTACCACAACCTGCGCCGGATCTGACGAATGGCGAGCATCCCGACCACCAACCTGCACCGCGATTCGGCGCTGTCGTTCGTCGATGGCCTGGTTGTCGATCGCGCTACCAACGGGAAGGCGCGCGGGCGCAATTTCTGGAGCGGGAAGAAGGCCGAGTTCGAATTGCGCTACTCGATGCTGACGTCGACGCAGAAGCAGACCTTGCTCGACTTCTACGACGCCAACCGCGGCACCACGTTCGACCTGACCTTCGATAGCGTGCTGTACCCGACGCTCATCTTCGCCCCGAATGGCGCGCCGCGCGTCGTCAAGCGGGGCACCTGGTACGACGTCACGCTGCGGGTGGTCGAGGTATGACCGGCGAAACCACGGTACCCGGCTTCCCGACGGAGATCGTCCCGGCGATCACGTTGCGCGGGCCCAGCGTCACCGATCCGCGCACGCTGGATCGCGCCCAGTCCCGGGCGCCGAGCCTGCAGAAGACCGGCGCCGCCGAGAACGAAATCATCCGGGTGATCTACGGCAAGCCGCGGCTCGGCGGCCAGGTGGCCAACATTCTCAACCAGTCGTCGCAATACTGGGTGTTCGACATCGTGTGGGGCTGGGGGCCGATCGATTCCGTGGTGAGCACCACGATCAGCGATTCGGCGACGCTGCCGACGGGAACGACGGTAACGCATCACGACGGAACGCAAGTGGCCGTGGACTCGGTGCTGCAGGCGGCGTTCGCGGCCAACGGGTACACGTTCAACGACGTTCGTCCGAACATCGCCTATTCGGTCTACAAGATCCCGACGGCGGCCATCGATTCGGTGCCGACGTTCGAGGCGGTGATCAAGGGCCGCAAGATCTACGACCCGCGCGGGCCGACGACGGCGTGGAGCGACAATCCTGCGCTTTGCCTCGCTGACTTCATCACCAACACCGATTATGGTCTTGGCGCGTCGATTGACTGGACGAGCGTGGCAACCGCCGCGAATCGTTGCGACGAACTGGTGGGCTCGCCGCAGGAAAAGCGCAACCTGCTCAACCTGGTGCTCGATTCGGCGCGGCTGGGCGAAGAATGGGTCGAGGTGCTGCGGACCTACGCGGAGTGCTGGGTCGTGCAGACGGCGGGTACCTATACCCTGATCCCAGACGCACCCGCGGCGTCGGTCTACAGCTTCGATCATTCGACGGGCAACATCATCGATCTACCGCGGCTCGGCAAGGCGAAACTGCTCGACGTCCCCACCGTCGTCATCGCCACCTACACCAACACGGCCACCATTCCCTACCGGGACGCGAAGGCGTTCGCCTACGCATCAGGCGCCAAGGAGGGGACCGTGCCGTGGCGGGAATCCCAAGTATCGCTGCCCGCGGTCCATCGCTACAGCGAGGCTTATCGACAGGCGGTGCAGCGGCTCAACAAGCTGACCATCAACGACCTGTCAGGCTCGATCGTCGGCGCGGACGAAGCGCTCCAGCTGAACCTGGGTGACGTCGTGACGGTGACGCATCCGATGGGCCTCACGGCAAAGCCGATGCGGATCGCGGCCATTGATTCGCGCTCGCC